GATTCTGATCAATGTAATCAAAGAACCATTCCCAGCAACGCTTCTGATATAATTGAAACGCCGGGTTATCATTTCTGACCCCGGCGTGCGTATCGGTTGGCATAGCAATTAGCGCCATAATCTTTCCTTCAAGTCTAAGAGCAAATTCTTTCCAATAGTATATACGAGAAAGATCGTTTCGTCAATCTTCTTTGGTAGCTTCAATGTAGGTTTCATATTCCGATTGACGCAACCATCCGAGGTTAATCATGCGTTTCATTATCTTATCTTTACTCTGCTTATCGACAGGAACAGGTTCAACTATCTTATCACAGAACCACTCAATATTCTGATCAATCTCTTGGATGATATCGTCAATGTCCATCTTAGCGCCCTTTCTTAAACTTGGGCGTTGCAACTGTACCCATTTCATTATCATACTCTACCAAGGCTTTGTCAATCGCTCTCTTGATAGCATCTAAACGATTGCGATAGTTGCCACGAACATGGACACGTTCCTTCTTATCTCTCAAGGTGGCGATCAATGTCTGCACCTGAAAAGGAACCTCAAACTGATTCTCTTCCATCTTGCTCATTTTCTTCTCCTACAAACTTCTCCAAGCCTTCTTTCTTTTCTTTACGCTTTTCCTTCTTGGCGAGTTCCCTCGTCTCAAAGTTACCGATAAAGTCATTAATATTATCATACATTGTGGTAGATATCAAGTGGTTACCTTCACCATCTAACATAAGGCCTGCGTCACTAGTATCTAGCACACTTTCTTGGAATTTCTTGTAGATGATATAACGATTTTTTTCTTCCTTGTTTATGCGACGATGGAACGCATAATAGATGATCTGGGTAAAGTATGCGAACGGATTGCTATACTTGTCGGAATCAAAGTTGTCGAAATACATTAGACAGTTTTCGATAGCATCCGACTTCATTTCATCCACAAAGGAATAGTTCATGAACCTTGGCTTGTGTGCTAGGTTCTCAGCAATCAAGAAAATGCATTGACCGATATACTCCGATAGACGAGGCTTCTCCTTACCCTCAGCCGCTGCAATCTTACACTGTTTCTTATATTCAACAATCTCCGCTAGGAAACGTTCGTTGTCAACGTAATGGTTTTTCTTCTTAGCCATTCTTATCTCCATGAAACGGACATGTTCCCCGTTCTCTGTTTCGTTTTCTCAATTGCAAGGCTTTTCTCCAACCGAAGAAAGATGTAAGACTTGAATTGATCCTAATCTTGTTAAGCTCTTGTTCCGTGACAATGTGATTTGTCACCTTGAGGTTCTTATCTGAAAGAGGCACTAAATGCACTAGAGGTAATCCAGCGTTGATTGTAAAGATTCCGTCTCTTACAGGAAACATCAAGTTCACATTGATATCAGATATTATATCAAAGTTTATAACGCCTGGCAAGACTTTTATTTCAAGTTTATCTAATGACCATTCGGCACCAAGCCATAGAAACTTGACGCCTGTAGTCTCTCGAAAGACCCACGGACTTACTAACTTTATTTGATGATGATTTGGAAAAGCATAGTTGATCTGTTTCTTCTCATGTGCCTGCGGAGGTAGACCGGAAGAATACCAATAGTTGAATCCACCATTCTCTGTTCGGAATGATATGTCACACCAATTCTCTATGATAACACCACGCTTGTATAGCTCTATGATTGCATAGCAATCCCTAGCGTTTTTTTCTTCTACTAGATGAAAAGGATTCTCTGGTGTATGTTCAAAGTGAGGTTCATGTCTATCTAATGTTTTCCACCAGTCTGGAAAAGCCTTACTAGCTCTAACTATCGGAGTATGTGTATAGACACAATTATCCGAAGTGAAGCAGTCAAGATTGATTTCAGGGGTTTTGTGAAAAAAGTGAAACATAATGTAAAAAGGCCCTTGACAGGTTTTAATAGTATCGGTATAATATGCTTTGCATTAACAAACAGCAACTGTTACAGCTGATGAAAACTTATACCAATTGCAACTGTCGAGCGAAGCGAGACCACTTGCGAAGCAAGTTACTTAGCTCCATCACTAAATCCAGGTTCGGTTAGCATCACCATCTTATCTATCTGCTTTTTAAGCACAGGTCCGCGATCAGGCCACTTGATAATTGGCTGATCTGCGTTCTTAGCTAGGTTCTGTAATAGTGGAAGATATATCTTTCTAATAGCCGCTAGTCTTTCCTTTAAGTCTGCGACCTCATCATTGATCGGAGTTAGATCGGGTTCTTCCTGGAATGTAAATCCGAAGTCGTCTCCATTCTCCAAGTCAAGATACTTGTTGGTATTAGCCATCAATGATATGTCCTCTTATTAATTCCTAATTGCTCTAGTGCTTCTGCTAGTGCGGAATCCTCTTCCACAGGTTCTGGTTCTTGCTGAGTCTCTTCAGCGATTTCTTCTGGTGTACCGTAGGACTTGCTGGCTGCAACCTCTACACTATCCCAGTAATATATATTCATCTTCTCTGTAACATCTGCAACCAGCAAAACGTCTTCACCATGAATACAAAACTCTTGCTGATCACATATGCGAGGGAATACCCATGGAGTGAAAGCTACGGAAAGAAAACCGGCTGTTTCGGAAGGGAGGTAGACAACCTTGAGAGGATTGAATACTGTATATATTACACCATGTTCATCTTCTGTCTCAATGGTCTCAGCAATCAAATCATCCCCATTCTGTAGTCTAAGAAACTTAGCCAAGGGATGGATCATATTATCTTCCATAAACTAACCTTTCATGCTTATCTTATAGATTTTGAACTTGAACTGTTCTTCACTGTAGGTTTTAAGTCTCTCAAAGAAATGTTTAAGGGTAAAGTTTTCTTTCGCTTTCCACTTAAAGTCGTCGGCAATGTCAAAGAGTGTGGCGGATTTTTTAGATTCACTAACTCGTAATCCACGACCGATTGATTGTAGATTCCGAATCTTGGACTTGGTAGGAGATGCAAAGATGACGCTATCCAAGGCCACGATATTAGTACCAGTGCTGAGAACACCAACGGACCCAACAATAATAGCATCGGTTTCACTCTCGACAATCTTTCTGATCTGTTCTCTATCTTCAACGTCCGTCCCTCCATGAATAAAGAATACTTTTCGACCTTCTTTAGCCTTCTTATTTAGCATGTCATATAAGATGGCTCCGTGGGACTCAACATAGTTGAACAGTAGCAGAGTGTTTCCTTTCAATGACAATGCTAGATTGACAATGAAATTGTTTCTCTCACGATGGGAAATGATATACTTGATTTCATCCTGATAAGATGCAGATTTCATATACTGACATTCTTCATCGGTATATTTGAGTAGCAGACACTTGATTGTAAGATCAGCTAGTTGGTTCTTATCCATCAACTCTTTTGATGTGGTTGCACGATAGATTTGACCAAACAATCCTACAAGCTGCCATTCGTGTGCTTTTGAACCTGACAGAGTTCCTGTTACACCCAAACGATATTCTGCCTTGGTGCATTTGCCTACAATGTCAGTAAGAGCCTTTGCTTGTGCTTGATGCACCTCGTCACAGATCACATAATCAAACTGTTCAAAATATTCTTTAGGCATTCTCTGTAGCGATTGCCAGGTAGAGATAACGATTGGCTTGTCTGATACTTTATCCCGACCTGAATAGACACGGTGACAATACTTCTCCATGTCCTTGCCATTCTTGACAGAGTAATCCTCAAAGTCAGAATACATCTGTTCGACAAGAGCGGAACGAGGAACGATTAAAAGTCCTCTCTTACCTTTTTTAAGAAGATAATTGCAAACCAGATATAGAAGCAGAGATTTACCTGATCCGGTGGGAGAAAGAACGATTCTGCGCTTAGAACGTATAGCGTGAGTAAAAGCATTAAGCTGATAGTCACGAGGTGGATGCTTAGGATTAAGTTTAGCAGCAAACTCATTAGCCTCTTCCAATGAGAATGAGTTATCCAAATCTTCATCCGCATACTCATAAGTATAGCCTCGCTTAGTTGCCCACTCCATTACTTGAGGCGCAAGTCCACGATAGATTTGTCTTGTGAGTGGATTGAACAATCTTAAAAAACCATCCCACAATTTTTGCTTATAAGATGGAACGAATTGAAAGCCTGGTGGACGAAAAGAGAAAGCGTCTCTTAGTTCCCAGGCTACACTTTCATCACAGTGAACTTTGATGTAGGATTCATTCGCATTGGTAATTACAAGATGCATTATTTTCCTAGAGTGAGTTGCTGATACTTGACATAATTGCCAAGATCCCAGGTTCTAGAATGTAGTGACTTGAGGACGTTCTCGCAGTATGCGACAATCTCCTCATGAGCTACCTTCTTCAATAGCATATTTATAAGCTCTTTATCAGTCTCAATCTTTCTAGCAATCTTAGGATCGGAGAGAACAAACTGACAGGGCTCCCATCCATATTCTTCTAATTCATCTTGTGATAGACGACCAGCATAGTAGTCTTCCTTGAGACCTCTTTTGATCTTATACTCAGCTTCCAGCTTTCTAATGACATGGCGATGATATGACATGATGTTAAGATACTTACCATGAAGATGGGATATCTTTAGCAATTCCTTTTCCATCGATGTGGAATCGATATGGGAATCATTAGACCATTCCGTCATCAAGGCGTCAATTGTTACAGGTGCTTTCATTTTTTACTCCATAGTGAAACGACATTATACTATATCACAAGGGAAATGTCAAAGTCTTTCCACTTCAAATAGATCATAACGGAATGTAATATCACAGGTAGGAATGTTGTCAGCATCTGTCTTTGTATCAAAGTTAATTCCACCAAGTGACACTGGATGGCAGTTGTGGAACTTGAAACGAATGTTAGGATTATTCGCATTGGTATTGACAGTTAGAAAACCGTCAAAGTATAGAGGTGTTTTGTCCTGCAAACCTTTTCTAAAATACTCACGGGAGTCAGATGGACGAACAAGTCCCTTCATCCAGTTATATGTCTCTTCCCAGATACGCATATCTTCATCAACAATTGCAGTGATAGTTAGAGCCTCAAAGTCTAGCTTATCACCATGACGAAATGTGGTTGTCAGGGGAGTCGCTACTGCAACAGGACTAGTTGATACAGATGGAATCCCAACAGTCTGACAAAAGTATTTTAGATATGGCTTATCAGGAATGATAAACGTAAAGCGAGTTAGCTGTAGGATGCTAGAGTTTTGTGGTGTGTTAGATGCAAATGATTCAATTGCCATGGGAATCCTCCGTCATCTATTTAGTAATAAAAAAGGGGAGCCCGAAAGCTCCCCTCTTAGTTGCCTACTTTCGTAGGACCTGATTTAAATCAGGATTAGGTTAGGTTACGAACGCGGAAGATACGGTAGTATCTGTTGGCGTTTGTAGCAACGTCACGGGTTCCAACAACGCCGTCACCAGCTGTGGTAGCAAATGGGTTTGCAACCATGCCGTAACGGGTCTTGAAGCCAATCTTTGGCTGGAAGGTATCCTGACCGATTGCACGAACCATCTGTAGTGGAACGTATGGGCAGTAGAATAGACCAGCATCGAATGGGGACTGACCGCGGTAACCAACGGTTACTAGTTCGTCGCCGTTCTCTGAACCACCGAAGTAAGGATCGATATAAACCTTAATACGGCCGTGTAGAGTACCAACGAAGGTGTTGCCTGTATCGTCAACGGTTAGATCAGCAGATAGCTGTGGGGTGTAAGAAAGAACACCAGCCATTGCCATTGCGGATGCAACGTCTGATGAAACGATAAGGACGTTACCCTTGCCACGACGGGTTGCCTTGGCTAGAGCGTTACACTCACGTTCGATGTGGAAAATTAGACCCTTGAACTTCTCAACTGACCAACGACCGTTTGAGTCGGTGTCAAGATCGAATGTACCAGCAGTTGTAACACCATACTGAGCGCCTAGTGTTGCAGAGCGATAAATTGTGCGGATAACCTCACGATTGATTTCTGCTAGGATTTCAGTTGATAGGATGTTTGCTAGTTCTGTCTCAGCGTCAAGACCGTGGATTGCCTTTAGGTCCTGTGCTAGTTCAGTGGTGTATTCTGCCTTTAGCGCACGGCTACGAGCAGTAACAGTAACCTTATCGATTGAGAAGGCCATTTCGTTGAACATGTTGCCAGCGGCGTCGCCTAGGGCTTCAGCCTGTGCAGTTGTCATACCCTTGTTGACGGCGATTGAAGAACCGGCTAGGGTTGTGTCAGCGAATGGGTTGTTGTTTGCGTCTGGATGGAAACCAGCTTCGGTGATACCGAATGCATTGTTCTGACCAGAGAATGCTGTGTTGGCTTCATTGAAGAAAGCTTCGTTTGAGCCAGCAACTGGAGCATTTGTACCAGACATTGACTTATAACGTGAACGCATTGCGAAGATAAGGCCGGTTGGACCGGTCATTGGCTGAACGCCGCAAACGTCATAAGCGATTAGGTTTGGAAGCGCACGACGAACTAGGGAGATAAGAATTGGGTCGTAGGAAGCAACGTTTGTTCCTGCGCCAAGACCACCACCAGAGTTGGTTGGAGCTGCTTCGTTTAGGATGCCAGCTTCCTTCGCCATTTCACGCTCCTGGTTCTCAAGAACCACTGCGGTAACGGCGCGGCGATATGGATCCTTAATAGATGTGAGACCGTCGTGGTCCAGAACTGGTGACCACTTCTTCTCTAGTTGTTCTGTAAGATACATTTTAGTTTCCTTCTTTCTATGTTTAACTAGTTAAATTACTTTGGAAGACTTTTGCCAAGAGCCTGAACGTAACGAGCCATTGGACCTTCTAGGGTAGCCTCTGTTAGAGCCTGTGGGTCGGCGGATTCGACACGGTCAAGAACTTCGGTGTTCTTAACAGCAGTTGGGAAGTAATTCTCCCTTAGTGTAGAAATTTTTTCAACAAATGATGCATCGTCGGTATACTCGACGTTCTCAACAAGAGCTAGTAGCTTCTGTGTCTGTGTATCGGTTAGACCTTCACAAACGGTAGCAGCTAGTTCAACCTTGCGAGATTCAGCAAGCATTGATGTAAGTTCAACATTGCGCTGAATTTCTTCGTTTAGCTTTGCTTCTAGGTCTTCAACTGTTGCGGATAGTTCCTCAACGACCTGAACCTCTTCCTCAGGAACATCGATGTAATGTTCTGCAAAGAGAGCCTTTAGACCAGAGATAAAGTCCTCTGTTAGTTCTGAACGTAGTGCTGATTCAATAGCAACTTCGTTCTCAGCAATCCACTGCTCGACAACGTAGTTTAGATAGTCGTCAACATTGGAAGCAAGTTCTTCCATGATTTCTTCGACTCTTTCTTCTAGTGTCTCAGCATAAGCCTGTTCTAGTAGAGCAACTTCTTCTTCAATCTTTGACTTAACGGCTGCTTCAAAGATTGTGGTTGCCTTGGCATGAAACTCCTCAGATAGGTCTTCACCTTCTAGAAGGGCATTTACATGCTCGGACATATCAACCTGATATGACTCAACTGGTTCTTCTATTTCTTCTGAAACAAACTCAAAGTTTTCTTCGATGGCTGCTAGGATTTCTTCCTCGGATAGACCGGCTTCGATACCTTCTGCAATGAAGTCCTCTAGCTCCTCAGAGATTTCGATTTCTTCGTCGCACTTTTCCATCTTGCCTTCGTGCTTCTCGTCTTCCTTCTCGTCTTCGTCCTCTTCCTTTTCAGCCTTAGCCTTACGGGCTTCCTTAAGAGCCTTGACACGCTCTGCTAGTGAGGTCTTTTCTTCCTCAACTACTTCGCCGTCAACTACTTCATCTTCGGATAGCTTCTTTGTTGGCTCAGCCTTTACGGATGCTTGACCAGAACGGGATGAATCCTTACCAACAGCTCCAGCAGCAGCTGCACCAAGATTACCTGATGGTAGCTGTGTTGGGGTTTGTCCGCCTAGGTCAGCAGCTTCATTGTGCTTTGGATCAGCTTCTGATGCCTTTGACTTTGGCTTTAGTGTCTTAGCGTTACCTGTAGAAGCGGTAGATGGATCTACTGGATCAGGGTTAGAGACAGAACCATTACCCACTGATGGATAATTGATGCCATAACCTTCTTCAATAGAAGTCTTACCTTCTAGTACAGCCTTCGCTGCTTCGGTTAGTGATGCCATGTTTAAGATACTCCTTTATCTTCCTTATTTAGCATTTTTAAAGTTTTGACATATAGTTTTCAAAAATCTTTAGAGCCACGTTTTCAATTTCATCTTTTGAGGCTTCGCTGATAAGTTTCTTAGCATGATAATACTCTTGCTCTTTCCACTTACCGTTCTCAAAAATCCATTCTTTACCTTCCATAATACCTTGCACAAAGGCGTCTGGCGCACTTGGGTCTGCAACAATGTCTGCCGCTGTTGCCAACTTAAAGTCGTCTTGAACTTGCTGATAGCCGTTGTGTGGACGGAGAGACCCTACGCCTCTGGTCGACACTCCAAGACTTGCACCACCATCTAGTAAACTCTTAACGATTTTACCGTGAGGAGTATCCAAAATTTTAGCTTTACCAATAAAATTAGTACCATCTGCATACAACTTGGTGATCATATGCGAAACTCTGTCTAGGTTGATTTGTGGATTATCTGGGTGACCTAGTTCACCAAATGCTCTGTTCTTAGAAACGTATTCACGATTGTATCTATCTGCTTCTTTTGAAAGCACATTCATAGGATACACACGACCGTTACGGTTCTGTCTTTCAGCCTGCATAAAGATGCCAGTAATAAAGTGGTTCTTGCCACCCTTACCGTCAGCTTCGACAAGATACTTAACGTCCTGAACTTCTTCCTTAATAAGTTTCATTTAATTGACCCTTTAGGTATATTTATATTATTCCAGATTGCTAGTTCCGATATCCTTAAGATCGGATGCTAAACTCTTAATAGCTTTACCAGCACCTCTAGCAGCGCCAGCAGCGGTTTTGACTACCAGTGTTCCTGGTGGGTTTGGCTTGTAGTTAGAAACCCACTTCTTTACCTTCTGGATAATACCTTTTGATTTCTTAGACTTTGGCGCTTTGCCTTTAGGTGGAGCCTTACGTGCTTTTGTCTTAGTCTCATAAGGATCACCATAAACGTCAGATGCTTTACGGTAACCAGCTTTCTTCTTGGCTGCAAGTTCTTCTGGTGACATACCACCTAGAACCTCGTTCATCTGAGCTCCATACATACGCTTCATTTCATACATCTTGCGTTCACGAATTTCAGCTAGTTTGGCTTCGACCATATCATTAGCTTCAATCATGTTACCAGCAATGATGGATTCGATCAGATCCTTAGACATTATAGACCTCTATTGAAAGCTAGTGGATCACGGACTGCGCCCTGATCATAATCTCTACCATCTTTCTTTAGATCGATGAATAGTGTCCATGTATCGGTAGCACCTGCTGTGCTGGAGAATACAATATCACCTGTGCAGTTAGCTTGATCAGGAATTTCGATTGTGCCTTGTGTAGAGCTTGCGTCAAAATTATAGTCAAAGTTACCATTACCAAATGTTACGATGGAAGAGTTATTATTGCCACCCCACTTTAGAGTAACCGAACCCTGTGATAGCTGACCCTGACCCCAAATACGCTTGATAGCAACTCTATTAAGACGCTTTGGATTTGATGTGCTAACCTGACCTGTGGCGTTAATAGCATATGCTAGATTTGCTGCCACGATTAGTGAAGCATTAGCATCTGTGCCACCTGCACCAACAATCTTGATTACAGAATGTCTGTTGGTGTCAACTAGTGTTTGTGTTGTTAATACTGTTGCCATGCCTTATGCCTTTATTGAAAAGTTGAGTAGTTTCTTGAAGGATTCAAGGTCTTCGTTTAGCATACTTTCAACAATCTTCTTGTTCTTAGTATTGACCGAATCATAAACTTCAAGGATTCTTTTTGCCATAGTAGTATTTAGGGTAATAGTCTTCCCATTGATTACCATTTCATGAATAGAATTTTCAGACTCTACCATGTTACGTAAATCTGTGATTTTGTTTTCTTCGATAGGTTCTTTTTTCTGCTTTGGTTCTGGAGCAGCTTTCCACGATGATGATGTTCTAGGTGATGCCTTTGATCTAAGCAAGTCGCCTCTTGTCTTTGTAACTGCACTATCGCCGTATCCACCGACTGTTGCAAGATCCTCTGGCTTACTATCTCCACCTGAGTCACTTGCTGCACTACCAGCTGCAGCTCCTGCTGCGCCAGCTAATGCCGCGCCCTTTCCACTAGGAACCTTTCTTGGCTTAGGTGCAGTCTTAGCTTTTGGCTTTAGCTTTTTCAATAGAGAACCAGCTGCGCCAACAAGTTTCTTACCACCAGCGATAATAGCTTCACCAGCTGCAGATCCTGCAACAGCTCTACCAATAGCTGGAACTGCTTTAATTGCTGCTCCAATAAATTCGTCTAGCTGTTCTTCTCTATCTTCTCTTAGTTCTGCAACTCTTGATTGGAAGGATTCTTTAACTGTTTTATCTGATGCTCGCTTTGCGCCTTTATATGCGCCACGAACAGCACCGACACCTGCACCAATAACTGTACCAGGTCCTGGTGCGATTGCTCCTCCAATTGCTCCACCTCTAATTGCTCCATGAGCAGCACCTTTTAGTGCGCCCTTAGCAATATCCCATTTGGCTCCCTCTGATACAAGCATTTCCTCATATGTGTTATACACAGAGGATTCACTTAGATTAAGATTGCCATCGGGTCCAAATGGGATTGATAGATACTTATCTACTGCCTTAGAATAATAAAGAGCAACTACCTGCTTGTTTGGATATAGACGATATGCCATTCTTCTAAAGAGAAGCATTGCTGGCATTTCACTTGGTGATGGAACAGCAGAAGAGGACTTAAATGATTTACTCTTTTCACGACCTTCAAGCACAAGTTCATCTGGCGCAGACTGAGCCTGATCCAAAACTCTATTATCATATTCTTCACGAATTTGCTTGATGGTTTTCATAACTAGTCCTCTTATTCTGCGAAGTAGTTTGCAGCGATTTCTTTCTTACGCTCTTCCAACTTTTCCATAGCCTTTTCCTGAAGAGCCTGTGTTAGGTTCTCTTTCATTTCAGAAAGGTTATCAGAAAGAATGTTGTTAAGAGCCTCTTGAATTAGGTCCTTGTCCATTGTTGTTTCCTCTTTTACTTCTTTTTTAGAGCCTTTGTCTTTTTCACCACTTTCTATATACTTTTTCTTAATAGCATTAGATAGTGTCTTGCTAGGTGCTTTACCCTGCCAAAAACGAGCATTAGAAACCTTACCTACTAACTCTGCTGAGATTTCGTCAAGATGTTCTTCTTTAACTGTCTTAGACATTAGTGATTTTGCTTTTTTAACTTTGCTCATATGATATCTAATAGCCGAGTCACGGTTTTCGCTATCTCTATGTTTCCATCCTTGAGCGCCCATTCTCTTTTCTTGGGCTCTACCACCTTGTGATAGTTCATTAGCTGTGCGCTGATGATGCAAACGGATCTTTTCTAGATCACCCTTACCGTGTAGTTCGTCAAGCTGTGTTTCTTCCCATGCCTTACAAGACCAATATCTTGCTTTTGTATTAGGACCTGGATTATCACAGTTGTGTCTTGCTCTAAAACTTTTACGGCGAGCAGGATTAGACTTTTTGATAGTCATATTAGGATCGCCAAAGTTTACTTTCTGTGCCTTACCGTCGCCATCTGGATCAACGAAAACCTTGGACTTCTTAACGTCGCCCTGCATTGGTTTGTTGAGAGGAACTTTCTTGCCCTGATATGTTGCTTCCTTGACGGGAACACAATTAGGAACTTTCCTACCATTCTTTTTCTTCATGCCGATGGCTTCATAGCCTTTCCAGCACGGATCTTTGTCTTCTGCCATATCGTTCTTCCTAACTGCTCTAATAGGTCCTGATGTGCCTTCGTATCCTGACATACCACCTTTGTTATCATACTCACCTAGTTCGTTTAGTGTATCTTCTTTAACAACTCTGTTTGGAGCGTTCTGAATTTCGTTTGGTGAATAAGAAGTAAAACCCATATCAATAAGATGATTATGATGTTTGTCTCTAATCAACTTTAGTATAGCGCCGTTCCAATCTTCATATGACATAGAATTGGTATCGGTGTATTGGTTATCAGAATCAATTGCAGGTGTGCCTGTTCTGAAACCTAATCCTCCAATACCTGAAGTGGTTGTTTCTTCCTTGATTGGAGATTTTTCCATCTTCTTAACTTTTTCATAATAATCAGGTCTCTCGTTAATATGGTCTCTAGCAATCTCAGCAGCCTGCTTTGAACTGGTTGTATGCTCTCTTTCAACTTTAGAGCCAGCAGCAATCTTCTTTGCAATTGTAGCAAGAGGAAGATTCCACTTCTTGGCTAGTTCCTGTGCTGATGGTGTCTTTACACCTGCTAGACCTTTAGGCAATCTCTTAATCCTTATTTATGTTAGGGACTAAAATACCACTCTCATTCAGGTGTGTAACGACGCCAGACTTGTTAGCATATCGTCCACGACCAACATATAACAATCCCATTTCTTTAGCAGACTCGGCTACAGTTTTCTTCTTAGCAGGAGCAGCTTTCTTTTGTTTCATACGTTCTAGTTCGATCTTCTTATCCATCATCTTGGATTCATGATCACGACTAGCTGTCTCAGCCTTACCTGGTCCTTGATCTGGACCAGTAATCTTGTCAACTTCTTTGCTAACTTGGGCTTGTGCAATCTGCTGTTGAGCATCAAACGCAATTTGATTCTGCATATCTTGCTGCTGTTGCGCTTCCTGATCGATCATAGCTTGCTGCTGCTGTTCGGCTGCAATTTTACCTTCTTCTTCCATTTGAAGATTGATTTCTTCAATGTCCTCGTCAGTCTGTTGTAGAATGTTCTTACGCACCCACATGATGGAGTAGTAACGACCAACGAAAGGATCAACCTTGGCAAGAGTATCAAGACGGAGACTTAGTAGCTCTGCGTCCTTGATTTCATCAAAGTTATTATCTTTCTTATAGTCATACCAAATATCTTCTTTGAACTCTTTCCATTCTTCCTCGGTGCAAATTCTCTTTAGCACTAGCTGAACACGGAGAAGATCATCGAATAGAGTAGAAAACTTATTGCGGATTCTCTGAATGAACTTATTAAACTTGATTTCGTCTCTGGAGATTTCGGTTGTGCGACCTAGAGCAAAGCCTTGACCTGGTTCCATACGTGATACAGGAACACCAAGAGCCTTGTATAGTTTACTCTGGAAATACTTAACGTCTTCCATTTCACCTAGGTTACGTGCGCCTTCGAGTGTAGAGATTTCAGTTCCCTTAGAACCTTCACGGCGAGGCAACCAAAAGTCTTCTAGCATAGATAGGTGCTTGCGGTCGTCTTTGATTTCACCAGTATTGGAATCGTAAACCAACTTGTTACGATACTTGACCATGATATCACGGACATACTGTTCCGCTTTGACTGTTGGCATGTTACCAACGTCAATATAGAATACACGGCGCTCTGGCGCTCTTGATAGACGATAGATAACGGTAGCATCCTCGACCATTCTTAGATTGTTGAATGGCTTGATTGCTTTGTGTAGATATGAAAGCACCATGGTCTGCTTTGGATCCATGATACCCGAATTAACATTTACGATAGAGTCAACTGCGATCTTTGCGCCAAGATTAGTGCCAGCACCAATCATTCCTCTTTCGTTGTATAGATAATATTCAATTGTCTTTTTGATTAGCTCGACGCCTGTGGAAGGATCACGCATCTTTTGGATTTCACGGATCTTACGAATACGGCGAGGATCGATATACTTTAGTTCCTGAATACCTAGGGCAGGATTGGTTTCATCGATAACAATATGGTAATACAATCTACCGTCGATATAGTAACGACGAAAGATATCATGTCCCATGTTACCAAAGTTTAGTAGTTTTAAAATGTAGTTAAATTCTTCTTCGATCTTACGTTTGATCTGGGCAGGAGCTTTGACTTCATCTAGATTGATTTCAACAGACGTTCCTGAATCCTCAATGACGATTGCTTCATTCACAATTTCATCAATCGCTGTTTCCATTTCAGGCTGAATAGCTAGTTCACGATACTTTGTGATTAGCTGGGTTTCATTCCTAAACGTGCCATCTAGATCGACATATGTTCCATAGTAGCCAGCACCAGCAACTGTAACAGCGCCGTCATCTGTCTGTGGAACAGCAAATGTTTTTTGAATGGGTTGTCCCTGACGATCAATTTTATCTTGTTCGTCTGCACCGATTTGAAAGCCGAAAAAGCGAATGGTCCCTACTCCTTAAAACATGATGAAGAATCCATGGGACCGAAGCCCCATGGATAATACTATTTATGATGGATTATGCACCAGACATATCGGTGGAACCATCTAGAGATTCCCACCACTGATAAGCGAATGTTACACCATATTCTTCAATCTGATCACCTAGACCCCAATCTAGTTCGATTGGAGCAACGTCAGTTGGGAAACAACCGACCATCTTATAGCTCTTGATTGCAGGTCCTGCCTTACTGAACTGAGTAATAATAGCGTCGGACTGATATGATGCAGCGGCTAGAGCCTGTGGGGCACGTAGGTTTGATACGTGTCCGTTAATTAGGTTTAGCCATGTTTCAAGATTTCTACGTGCAATAAAGTCTTCGTCATTGATGATTGTGAAAGACCAATCTGGGAATGATCTTGTTCCAGCAATCTTGATTGTTCTACCAAAGTATGGTACCTCGATTGATGAAACACCATCTCCTGGTAGTGAGGATGCTCTCACTCTGAAGATGATATCGTTTGTCAATGGAACACCTGCACCTAGAATTGGTGGTAGGCTCATAACAACTTCGAACAAACTTGGGCGAGCGCCGTCGTTGATCATTGTTG